GTCGGTTTGGTTACCGATAAGAGTAACGGCGAGTTTAACCCCCCGCCGGGAAGTGGTAACTTGGTGCCTGGGGCATTGACCGTTCATGACGGGATGAGAGCCTTGGGCGCCACGGCACTTCTCCATGCCGTGCTCGGATGCCCCCGAGCGGGGCGCGCCACTATCGTGGGCGCGAGACGGGCACCTGAGTGGGAGGAGGGTGGACCACTCGGGAACGGGGGTCCTCCAGGAGCACCAGCGCGTCGTCCCCCGAGTCGGGTTCGCGCCAGATCCACTCCACGGTGGACCCGTTCAACGGGTCTTTCGTTTCCTCTCTCTTGAACTCCCAGCGGGCGCAGTCGGACCGTCGCTCATAGATGGCGTGGTCACCTGCTGGACTGAAGTAGTATCTGTAGGATGCCAAGGTGCACAGTGCGTCCCGGACCTGGGGCGGCAAATGTTCCTCGCTACGAAACTCCGACTCTGATGCGATGGCCACGCGGCGCAAGATGCGCTCGGTGTTTTGCGATCCCAAAAGGCCGGAGGCGAGGCTGGCAATGCCGTCGAGAATGGGCGCGCCGAGGTATTCTTTGGCGGCGTTCCACACTCCTTTGCCCATGTCCAGGATGGTACCAAGTACGGTGCGTTCTTCTTCTGGGCCGGCCTCCACCTGGAGGGGAAGCAGGCGCTCCGGGGACAACCGTGAGATTGTGTCCGCCATAGCGGCGTTGTCCACGGGGGAGCGCACAGCCCCCATCACGTCGATGAGGGTGTCCAGTGGCTGCATGGCCCAGTTCGAGGTGACCTCAAAATCAATGGTCTGGGCGGCCGTGGACCTGAAGAAGAAAATGATGCAAGTGGAGGCCGTGTTCGCTGTGCCCGCGGCTGTGAGGGGCGTGAAATCCTCCACGCGGCGCGGGTCCCAACGCATGCAGTACGTGGCGTCCTCCGAAAAGGATGCTTGAACTGCAGTGTCGAGAGCGAGAATGGTCCCAAAGGTCGTTCCGTTGCCAAAGTTGCTGTAAATAGTGTTGCAGGCAACCACGGAACCACCTCGGGCGACGACGTTGGTAGTATTGAAAATGTTGATGCAGGAGGACTGCAACTGCACCAAGTTGACGTCGGCCCCGAGGGCGGTGTAGAGCGGGTCTGGTACGTTCACGAACCCAGCGGAGTTGGCGCCCGCTGGGTTGCTTCCGTTGAACGTGGTAGTGTAGACGACATGCGTGGAGATGCTGTTCGTGCACACGATCGCTCCGTAGTAGTTTGTGTCGGCCGAGGCCGTGCCCTGAACCAGGGTGACCGAGCCTTTCATGCGGCTGGTCTTACCCACCACCTGCGTCTCGCCAGGACCAGTGTTGGCCATGGCCGGGACGCCCTGGATGTACTCAGGGAAGAGCTGAGACAGAGCCAGCAAGATGCCGTTCATCTTCGCGGAGGGCGCCGTCTTGGGCGGCGACCGCATCCTTGCTGCGGAGATGATTTCACTGTTGCGCGATGGCTTGGAGATGGCCACCGTTGTGGCGTTTTGGCCGTTCTTGGGTGGTTTGGCGGGGGACGGGGCGGGCGGCGCGTTGGGCGCCGTGGGCGCGGAGGGTCCACGCCCACCTCGGTAGGGGTCACGGTAGATTGGGGTGTGTGGTCTGAGCCAGGCAGGCGGTATGAACGGGCGTGCCCAGCCCGGGATGTCGGGATTGAGGTCTGGATTCGGGAGGATGCCGTCGTCACCAACGCCGATGCGGCTCACGGCCTTCAGCTCCTTCTTTGAGGGCTGTTGGCCAACTGCCGTTTTGGCTAGAGCCTTGGCGGCGTCTTTGGCATCCTTCTTCGCTTCCTTCTTCTCTCCCTTGGCAGACATTGCGATTCTTAGAACCTTCGCGGATTTGTAAGGCCCCTGGTCTGCCGGGCGGGGCCGGACCTCCTTAGGCGCAGTCCCTAGCCGCTGCCAACGCCCAGAAAGGGTCCGGGATGTTGGCGGGCAGAGATCGCACCGCAGAGATGGCACCCACCAGGTGTTCAAGATGGTGGATGCCTACGCCGTATCGCCGCGCGAGGAACTCCCAGGTGAAATCGTTGGGTTCGTGGGCGGCAGCGGCGTGAGGTCTGTGGTAATGATCAACTGGCAATACATGGGGCCCATCGCCCAGAGCGCGCTTGCTGGCATCAACGTACGCGCGCAAGATGGGGTCGGCGGACCAGTCCACCTCGTGGCTGATCATGTTGCCTCGCAGGACCGGCTGGGGCTGGAGCCGAATGGACCACCCGGCCTTGGTAAGCTGGCGGAAGGTCTTGGGACTCAGGACGGTGCTGACCAGCTCGCCCTGCTCGAAGTAGGGCTCGCACGGCAGAAACACGGAACTGAGAAACTCCAGCTGGTCGGGGGCGGAGCGCTCTGGCCGGGGCCGCAGGCCCAGATTGGATGTCCAGGCGGGGTCGAAGCCGTGGGCGTCCAGCTCGGCGTTGTAGACGGCTATGAGGTCGTCGCCCAGCGCCATGGCCTGGAACCACGGTCGTCCGCCTCGCCCATCGAGGTAGGCCTGGTGCTCCTGGCGCGCCTGCCAAGGCATGGCGCGCCAGATGGAGGCGCGGAAAGCGGCAAGGCTGATGAGAGTGTTGACGCTGCTGGTGATGGGGCTGCCAGTTCCCATGCGGCCACTCGTCTGGTAGTAGGCGCCGGAGCGTGTCCACCCACAATGGGAGGCGTTTTCGTAGAGGTAGCACCTGCCGCTGGCTCCCGGGAAAAAACCGGCGCGGCGCGCGCTCTTAAATGTGTGGAACCGCAGTTTCCAGTGTTGGGAACTGTCAAACGCGGTGCAATCCAGGCTCACGCCGCGCGGGTTGCGGATGCGCGATACCGCTCGCTGGTGCCACAAGGACACCTGCTCGCGGGTTAGCTTGCCGGCATAGGTCAAGTCACGGTCGATGGTGAGAGCCTCCGCCAGCGCGTCCTGGTAGGCGTACGACTGGGGGCCTGTGGTGACGTTGAAGTGGGGGGTCTTCGCCTCGATGCCGCGCGGCTTCACGTCGGCTGCGGGCGTTTTCACCACGGTCTCCCACTTCACCATGAAGCAGCCGAGGAAGTCGCGGTTGCGCAACTTGCGCGCCTGCAGCTCCTCGTAGGCCGCCCGGAGGCGGCTGGCTACGTGGCCGGGAAAGCGCTTGCTCCAACGCCACACGCTCTGAGGGGGCCGCGGGGTCATGAGGCCGTGGACATAGTCGCACTGCTGACGGTACTCGAGCAGATCGGTCTCAAAATCGGGTCCAGTCTCAATGGGCGTAAGAAGCCTGGCTCCAAGGGCCACAGTCTCGTTGTGGGTGGAGAGCGCTGCGACCCTGGGACGCACCAAAGTGTTCACAATGAGATCGGCCTGGAAGCTGGGCTTGTGGTCCTCGCGCAACTCGCGCGGCCTCGTGAGGGTGTCGTTGGCGTCAAGCTGAGGCACGTGCCGGCTCTCGACCCGGTCTTGGAAAAAGCCCCGGACCAACTCGAGCACGGGCCATCCGCCGGCAAGGGCTGCGGCACACCCGCTCATGCGCGCTCCCAAAATGTTAGCCACGACATGAAGAGCAGTGGCCGCCGCTCGGCCCATCTTGCCCTGCGAACGCACGACGTGGAGCAAAGTGTGCGCGATCATGTAGGGGCCCAGTGACCAGGGGCCACCTTGGGCAGCGTCCCAGAATGGAAAACCTACGGCCCACAGGGGGTGGTGGTAGGCCAGGGCCTCTTCGGCGATAGCATAGAGCGGGCCGAGAATGGCATCGTCCCAGCGCCAGTCCCACTCCTCGTAGGCGCGGGCCAGACACTTCTTGTGGGCCTCGACGATTTGGGGCATGGGGAAGTCGCTGAAGGGGCGGGCGGGATTCCTGGACCAGTCCTTGTACTCGATGGAGCACCCGGTGATGGGATCGACCGCGGTCTTCGCCACCCACGAGCCGTAGAACATCGTGCGCGTCATCACCAGCACCCAGGCGACGACGGCCACTGCCACGCACATGGCCAAAACCTTCGTCCACACGGCGTTCCACCATCGTTCGGTGCGATTGGCGGAGTAGGCGCGGACTCGGCCGAGGAGGCGCTCCCACATCGTGGCGTCGCCCTGCAAAATGCGCTGAGCCACGGCGGGCTGGACCTCATGGTACGCAGCCTCGTAGCGCTCGCGGCACAGCGTGAAGAAGGCTGCGAAGGCGCGCGGGGTCATGTCCGGCATGGGTGGCTCCACGTCGTTCTTGAGGGCGTTGTAGCGCGCAAGTGCGGCCACTTGGCGCGTGTCCTTGTCACAAAGCAGCGCCACCTGGTTGAAAACGGTAGTGGGCACAGTGTAGGCCACGTCCTCGTCCCACAGAATGTTGCGGTTGCCGATCTTGAGGTA